GATGTTCTGGATCACCTTGTCCATCTCATAGTCGACGCGCTCCTCGAAGGCGCCGTGGGCCATGCGCATGATGCTGTCGCGGTTTTCGTTCATGGGGTTGCTCTCCTTTCTGTCAGGCCCCGGGGCCGAGGAGCGTCATCTGCTCCGGCCCGGTAGCGGGATTGTCGGCCGGCGCGGCCGCGGTCTGGTCTGCCGCTGCGGTATGCACCCGGGCCCACACGGCCTCGGTGGCGTCCGAGCGGGTGGCCTTCCTGCGGCCGACCGTCTTGAGGATCCCCATCTGCTTCATCTCGGTGAGGCGTGGGGCCACATAGTTGCGGTTGAAGTACGGGATCTCGCCGGCGGCGACGAGCTCCTCGGTGATCTCGCTGGCGGTCATCTCCCGGGCCCCGAGGGTCTCGAGGATCAGCCGGCAGCGTTTCTCCCTCTTTGGGAGGACGGCGTCATAGCTCTGGCGCCGGGTCTCCCGGGTCGTTCTGTCCATCGGTTTCCTCCTTTCTGGCGTCGGGTGCCGGGGCTTCGTCTCCCCATGCGTCCCATCCGGGAGCCGCCTCTCTGGCGAAAAGCTCGATCCGGGGCAGGTCGCCCATCAGCTCGACGATCCTGTCACGGGCCTCGGCCGGCTTGCGGCTGTGCTGCTGGACGGGCGAGAGGATGACGCTGTGCACGCTGGCGCTCATGCGTCTCGGCTTGCCTTTCACGGCGAGCAGGCAGATCTCCGAGTTGCTGCGCGTCCAGTTGCCGAGGCCCCAAAACAGGCCGGCGCCGGTCTTGTTCTGTTTTACCCAGTTGAAGGCGACGGTCTTGTAGGTGAAGCCCCACGCCTCGATCACCTCGAGGGCTTCTCGCAGCATGGGGAAGGTCGCCCACATAAAGAGGGCGCAGTCGCTGTTAGCAATACCCCCCCCCGCAGCTCCGACGCCCATTTTCTTGAGCTGGTCGACGGTCATGGTGCCGTAGTGCTTCGAGGCGGCCGCCCGGGTGCCCCTGTTCTGGTAGCTCCACGGCGGGTCGGCGTAGATGATGCTGTACTTCTTGTCGGGGAGCGGGATCATGGCTGCACCTCCCCGACGATGATGGTGCTCGGCTGCTCTCGGATCATCTGCTTCAGGCGCTCGAGCTCCTCGGGGCTCAGGTCTTTCACGGTGATGGCCTCCGGCGGCAGCTTGTCGAGGAACTTCACGAAGCCGGCCACGACCGGCACTTTGTAGGGCAGCAGCTCGTCGCGGGTCATGTACTTGCGGCCGTAGGTGGCGGCCATATCCCGCCAGACGGGCCACGGGACGCGGAAGCACTCGGTCAAGCTCATGGACACGAGGACGAAGGCGACGGCGCCGAGCTTGTGGTGGTGTTCGAGGTCATCCCGCTGCTCCTTGGTCAGGCGGTTGTACTCGATGCGGTCGTCGTCGGTGTGCTTGGCCTCGAACACGACGGCCCGGCCGCCCTTGAGGGTGCCCTTGTAGTCCGGCTGGGCCTGCTTGGTGTAGCAGGCGAGGAACTGGCCCTTGTAGTTTTTCGGCCCGAGCGGTTTCATGGGCTCCGGCGTCTTTTCAATCTTGGCGAGCCCCCGGTCGAGGTAGTAGTCGCAGGAGCCGGAGATCATCGCCTCGAAGTAGCTGCCGGCGAGCCGGGCCTGTTTGCCGCGGATCTGCGCCCGGATGTGCTTCTCGGCCTCGTAGGGCGTCGGGTCATTGTAGCCCTCGGCGTTTTTCTTGGGGTTGTCTGCCATGGCGATCACCCGCCGATCTCGAGCCGGCTGCCCGGGTTTTCCTTCAGGCGCTTGGCGAGGTCGATGATGATACGGCCGTCCACCTCGATGCTGATGGGCCCGTGGTTGAGATGCTCGTTGCAGCGGGCCATCGCCCGGAAGGCCGGCACCCGGATGATGACGCTGCCGGCGTCCTGCGGATCCTCGTCCTGCTTCTCGGCCTCGGGGATCTCGCTGATGGCCTTGAAGCCGTTGAGCACGGGGATCCCGTGCTCCCGGGCCAGCTCGATCTCGGCGGCCATGCCGGCGGTCGGGCAGTCGAGGCCGAAGGCCCACAGCTCGTCGCACATGAGCACCAGCTCGCGGCCGATGCTCAGGCCCAGCTCGCGCTCGGCCGGGACGGTGTCGTCCATGAACTGCGTGAGGTAGATGTGCGGGGTGATAGGGATGCAGCCGCGCTCCACGGCGGCCCGGCTGAACTCCTTGGCCCGCTGGATGTTGTTCTCGTAGTCCCCGCGGCACGGGGAGCAGATGTAGACCTTTTTCATGGGGTTATGTCCTCCTTATGCGTGAGCACTTTGGCCCATCGCTTTTTGTACTCGGCCGGCGGCTGCTTCTCAGGAAAGAGTGAGAGCTGCGTCGGCCTTCCTGCGTATCTCTGCTTGTTCCACCTTGGCTTTCCGGCCTTCTCGGCCTCCAGCGTCCAGCCCGCTGCCTTCAGGCTTGTCCCGGGCTCGCTCTGGAGCGTGAAGGTGATGATCTTGCCGTAGCCCTCGCGCTTCGCCCGACGGGCGCAGGCGGCGTATAGGGCCGAGCAGGCGTTCCTCGTCCCATCGGTGCAGAGGCGCGTCACCTCGAGCGTGTTGCCGTCATCCAGCCGGCGGCCGGTTGGGCGTCCCACAATGGCGACGCCGCAGAGGCGGCCGTCCTTGAAGGCTGCGAGGCTCCATTTGTGCCCGACGACTCTGCCATGGTGACGGTGCGCGGCCTCGACATAGGCGTTGGCCTGCTTCAGCGTCGTGGGCTTGATCTCGATCACCTGCTGCGCCAGCTCTGGCCGGTGATGGTGATGGCCCTGCACATTTCCATGAGCCGGTCGATGGTGGCCCGGGCGGTCATGTCGTCCCGGGTCTCCCGGGGTGTCATGCGCTCGATCAGGGCCTCGGTGTCGTAGTTGGTGGTCACTATGGTCGGCAGGTATGCCTCATAGCGGCCGTTGATGATGTTGTAGACCGTGGAGATCGCCCACTCGGTCGGCGGCTCCTTGCCGATGTCGTCGATGACGAGCAGCGGGACGGTCTTGTAGATCTTCAGCACGCTGCCCTCGTCGGTGTCGCGCTTGGAGAATGTGCGCTTGATGCGCTCCAGCAGGTCGATCATGGTCATGCAGACGACCGGCCGGCCCTGCGCGATCAGGTGGTTGGCGATGGCTGCGGCGAGGTGTGTCTTGCCGGTGCCCGGCGGGCCAGCTATAAACAGGCCGTTTCGGCCGGGCTCGGGAGCCCCGGGCCGAGGCAGCAGGGTGTCGAAGCTGTCGGCGTACCTGCGGGCCGCTGCGGCTGCTCGCCGGTTGTCGTCGGTGAGCTGGAAGGTCTCGAAGGTGCGCCGCAGGAAGCGGTCGCCCATGCCCGACTCGCCGATGATGCGGTTGATGCGCTCCCGCATTTTGCGCTCGGCCTCGGCCTTGCGTCGGGCCTCCTCCTCGGCAGCCTTGGCGGCCTTTTCCTCCTCGTAGGCTTTCACGGCCTGCGGGCAGGTGCAACGCTCGGCTCCGTAGGGCGGCCAGATGATGCGGTCGCCGAACTTGATGCCCTTGTGGTATCTCATGGCCCCGCAGAACTCGCAGCAGACAGGCTCGGGGGTGCCCGGAAGGTCAGCCACGCGCTCATCGTTGCTCCAGATCCAGCGGTCGCCGTCGTCACTGGTCTCCGTCGTCGTCTGCCGGCTTGAAGCCCTTGCCCCAGTCTCGGCCGGCGTCTGCATCCCGCTGAGGATCTCGCTGATAGCCTTCACCTGTGCTCACCTCCTCGCCGTTCTCCCAGTAGCCGCCGTTGAGCCATGTGGCCGGGTTGGGGATAAAGCGGCCATTATCCCGGCGCCACTGTTCGGAGTGCTTCTGAGCGTTGACGGCCTGCATGATGGCCTCATGCAGCTCGGCCGTCGGCTTGATCTTCCTCCACGCCTTGAGGGCGTACTGCTTGCCGACTTTCTTGGGGTAGGCGTTCCAGAACTCGTCAAACCTGACCTCGATGGGCGACTTCTTCCCCGCGCCATCCCCCTCGTCTGAGGGGGTAGGGGGTGTTACTCTCCCTTTCTTTTCTCTACTCTGGTCTACTCTACTCTTGCCGCCGGTCGTTGGCGTGGCGTCCGGCGGTTGTCCAGCGGTCGGCGTCTGGTCGTCCTGCGTATCGTCCGAGGACGAAGCGGCGGCAGCACGGCGGCGGGCCGACCGTTCTTTCTCGGCCTGCCGTTGGTCGATCAGCTTGCCGGCGTACTCGTACCAGTCGTGGATCTCGAGGGCGCCGTCCTCATTTTCGTCGATCCAGCCGGCCCGGATCAGCGTCTCGGCCAGCTTTTCGGGCTCTCCGTCCCACTGTGCCGCCCGGGCGATCATGCGCGGGGTGATGCCGGCGAGGTCTCCCTTGGGGGCGTTGTCGAGGGCCCACAGCCAGAAGGACACGAGCAGCCCCATCATGTGCGGCGGGGTGATCTCGAGCTCGTCGGCTGCGTCAAAGAGCTTGCGGTGGTCTTTGAGTGTTTGGTGCACTTGAAGCCATGCCACGGTCGTCACCTCCTTTTATGCGGTCGCGTGTCTTTGGCTCGTTTTCGGTCGGCCGCCGGTCGCCCGGCGGTCGTTCAGAATGGCAAATCTCCATTGTCGTCCACCTCGGTGAAGTCGCCGGAGCTGTCCGGGTAGTCGGCGAAGTCGCCGCCGGTGTCCTGATGGCCGGCGCCTGCCCCGTCCTTCTTGCTGTCGCAGAAGTGGACAGAGGAGACGGTGATCTCGGTGGCCTTGCGGTGGTTGCCGTCCTTGTCCTCGTAGTTGCGGCTGGTGAGCTCGCCCTCCACGAGGACGAGCCGGCCCTTGGTGAGGTACTTGCTGACGAACTCGGCCTGCGCACGCCACGCGACGCAGTCGATGAAGTTGGTGATCTTCTGGCCGTCCTTGGTCTTACGGCCGGTGTCGCTGGCGAGCCGGAAGCTGGTGATCGCCACGCCGCTCGGGGTGTGTCTGAGCTCAGGGTCGGCCGTCAGCCGCCCTTGCAGTCCTGTGTGGTTATACATCAGCCTTGACCTCCTTGCTGGTTATGCTGCGCGGCAGCAGCGTCGAGGGAGTTGCAGATCTCGTCGTACTCCTGCCGGGTCAGAGTGGCCGGATCCTGCTTCTTGTACTTCTCGAGGATCCGGGCGATGGTGCGCTCCTTGGTCATGCCGGCGGCCTCTGCCTTCTTGTAGAGGCAGCTGAGCTGCGCCTCGGACAGACGGCCAGAGCCCTGCCCCTGACGCTGCTGGCCCTGTCTGGAGCCGCCAGAGCCGCCCCCGGGGCCTTTACTCTGCGCGCCGAAGTCGCTGTTGTCGGGATCGTCCTCGCCTTGGTCGATGCTGAACTTCTCGAATAGGTAGTATTTCAGGGCGTAGGTGTGGGCGGCCCCCTTGGCCTTGGCCGGGTCGTCGTTCCAGCCGAGGGCGTGGACGACTGCCTCCAGCGTCTCGTCGTCGTTGTCGAGGTTGATCCAGCGGATCGTCAGGTCGGCCTCATAGAGGAACATGAGCTTGTCGCCGTTGTAGGTCTTGGTCTGCATGGTGATCCAGTAGACCGGGTCGCCGTTCTCGGCGTAGCGCGTGGCCTTCTCGCCGATGACCTCGAAGTCGACGCCGAGCTCGTTCATGATGGGGGTGATTTTCTCCCACACGTCGTAGATCTTGGCGTACTTGTATTTGACGCCTTCGCTGTGCTTCTTCTTGACGATCTCCGGGCAGGCTTTTCGCATTTCCACGAGCTTCTGCCGGAGCGTCAGACAGCGGGCCTCGATGGGAGGAGCCGCAGCAGCGGCCGCCTCCGGCTTTTTGGTCTCAGTTGCCATGTGGCACCTCCTTTAGATGTCGACCGTGAAGGTGGCCGGGGTTTCGTAGGCCGTGACGCCCTCCACGATCTCGCCGGTGCTCTGGATGGTGGCGATCTCGCCGGTGTAGGCGAGCAGTTTCTTCAGCTCGCCCCACTTGGCCGACTCCTCGACCTTGACGAGGTCGCCGTAGCCGTTTTCGCGCAGCCACGGCACCAGCTTGGAGTCGTCGACCGTGGCCTTGACGGTGCCCTTCTTGAGGGTCAGGGTGCCGGAGAGAAGCCGGTATTTCTCGGTCGTCTTGGTGGTCTTGTGGGGCACGGTGTTGAAGAAGTCGGCGAGGCAGGAGGTCAGGAAGGCGGTGCCGTTCTCCATGCGCCGGCGGGCGGCTTCAACCTTCTCCTCGATGGCCGCCTTCTGCTGGTCGGCCAGTTCCTTCAGGCGGTTGTACTCGCTGCGCTCCTCGGCGATCTTGCGGATGGCCCAGTCTGCGCAGCGGTCGTCGGTGATGCGGAAGGGGGCGCGCTCGCCCTGCTCCACGGTGCCGAGGTCGACCTGCTCCAGCTCGTCGAGGGTGACGGCCGGCAGCGCCTCGGCCGGGGCCTCGAGGGCCTCTGCCTGCTGTTCTGCGGCGATGGCCGCGGTGGTTTTATCGCTCATGGTGATGCTCCTTTCGTGCGTTTAATATCAGATTGCACTCTGCGGTGAGTATTGCGATCTGTTCGATTTTTGCCGCGAGCTCAGCCTCTATCTCGAGTGAGTGGCATCTGGCCTCGGCGGCTTCTCGTCCGAATATTGCGTCCGTAGTTACTCCGAAGTAGTCTGCGAGGCTGTTAATCACTCTTGCGCTCGGCTCCCTTGCCCCTGTCTCGTATGCAGCGAGAGACGGCTGTGATATACCTATATCCTTAACTGCCGCGAGCTGGTGTTGCGTCATACGTCTGGCTTTGCGCAAGTTTCTGATGTTTTCGCCGATGATGTGGGCCATCGTTGCCTCTTTCGTCTCCATCAGCGGATCCTCTCCGCGAAGAAGCGGTGGCCGCCGACTTCTGCGACGAAGATCTGGCTCTCATGCCAGTCGCTCGTCACGAGGGCGGGGTTGTAGAAGTACATGACGGGGGCGTCGATGGCGACCTCGCCGCGGTCGAATACGGCCGCGACGGCGTCCTTGACGCTCTGCGTGGGGTCGGGGCGGTTGCTGGTGTAGCTGTAAATCACGACGGCCTCAGAGGGTTGCACGCCCTCCTTCTCGGCGGCGTTGAGAATACACTGAGCGACCAGCATTTGCCCCTCGAAGCTCTCACCGCCGGCCTCTGCCATGACGACGCGCTCGACGGTGTCACGCTCGCTGGCGCTGAGGTAGAAGCGGACGGTCGGCTCGGTCTGATCTGTCGTCTGCGCGCTTTCCGCGGGCGTCGTGACGACGGCCGCCGGACGTTCTGGCGCTGCGTCCGAAGCCGCCGGCCTTTCTGTTGCCACGCTCGAGATGACCATGACGATGCCGGCGACGATGGCGGCCGCCGCCATCAGGACGGACGCCTGCCGGATCCGGGCCTTGGCACGGCGCCGGCGGCGTGCTATACTTTGGGTGCGGGATCCGTGCGCTGGCGAGCTGCCGGATGTTCTCGCGGGGGTCGCCCGGTTGCAGCGGGCGGCCCTTTCTTTTGTTGCTTCCATGGTTTTCTCCTTTCACTGGCCCCGGGCCGCCATGATGGCCCCGCAGGCCGCGAGGGTGTAGTCGCTGAACTCGGTCTCTTTTACGGTATCGGCGGTCAGCAGGACGAGGTACTCGTCGTTGTAGTAGTCGATCTCCGGGTTGCGTTCCCGGCAGAGGTCGAGCTTCCTGCGGGCGTATGGCTCAGAGCGTTCCCACAGACTGTTGGGGATCCAGCGGCCGAGGTACTCCTCGACGCGTTCACGCAGCTCCTCGCTCGTGATGGTGATGGTGTTCATGCGCTTTTCTCCTCGAACAGTTTCACGCCTATCCCCACGGTGTAGAGACGTTCGACTCGCTGTATCTTTTTGCTTTTGTCCAGCGTCGTGGTCAGCGTAAAGCTCGCAACTTCCGAAAAATCTCCCGGTGCGCTGTATTCCGATATAATGACGATGTTGTGCTCTCCCATCGTTCTGCACCAGTCAAAGAAGTCATCGGTATCAAAAGGCCGTCCGCTGTACCCGGTTACTCCCGCATAGGGAGGGTCGCAATAGATGGTTGCGCCTTTCAGCCCACTCCACTGCTTGTAGTCACAGCAGATAAAGGCCGTGCCGCAAAGGTTAGGCGCCTGCTTTTTTAGGTTTCGGATTGCCTCGTCGGTGTAATTTCTGACAGTGCCGATTTTGGTGTGCACCCTGTTTGCATATCCTCCAAAAAATTTGGCGTTATACGACGCACAGAAGCCGACGAGGCCCACATACCACTCGGGATATGCGCTCATATTCCCCCGCACGGCTTCATACTCCTCGCGGGTTATAGTGTCAGGGATCTCCTCTTCGCGCTTTGCGGCATTGAGTAGCTCGATCAGGTACTTGTCGTTATCTGCTCCTATCTTGCACGGAGCGATCACCTTGTCGATGATGTTGGCGCCGCCGACAAATGGCTCGACATAGAGGCCGGTCTGCCCCTCTGCGATGGCCTTGTGGATCAGCGGAATAATCCGGCCGCTGAGGCGCTGCTTACTCCCGATGAATTTCACGACGATCACCTGCGTGCCATCCGGGCCGGGAGCGTCTGCTCCGGGCGGGTGATGGTCTTGTTGAAGCCCTGCGGCTCATAGCGCACGCCGGTGATCCGGCGGCCGCTAACGCCGTACTTGGGGTTGTAGCCGAACAGGTTGACGTAGTTGGCAAGGTCGTCCCGTTCCTCGTCCATGGCCTTCAGCACCTCGAACAGAGCGAGCACATCGTCGATGGCCCGGTGGCTGTTCTGCACCTTGTCCTCCAGCTCGTAGGCGATGATCGCGTTGGCGAGCTTGTGAGGGTAGGCGCGCCGGTCTTTGTAGACCGTCAGGCTGTCCAGCCAGTCGAGGTGCCCGGGATTGAAGCCCCGCAGCAGCTCCCGCAGAAAACAAGCGTCAAACTGCGCGTTGTGGGCTACCATCAGCACAGGGCCGGGCTTGACCAGCTTGAGGAAGCGGCTGACGGCCGTGCCACTCTGCACGCCCTCAGCCTCCAGCAGCCGGTCGGTGATCCCGGTGAGGGTGACGATGTTCTCGGGGAGCTTCTCACCCTCTGGCAGCTTGATGAAGGTGTCCATCTTGCCAGCGATCCGCAGGGCCCCGGTCTGTGTGCGCTCCACACGCAGCGCCGCGAGCTCGATGATCTGGTTGTCTCCCGGGTTGAGGCCGCTGGTCTCCGTGTCGAAAATGACGAGGGCCTTGTAGCGGTCGAGCAGGCTGGAGAGGTTACTCATGGGCCGCCTCCTTCTCCCGGATGGCCCGCAGCTTCCCGAGCAGGAAAGAGACCTCGGCCGCGAACTGCTCCCCGGTGGCGTAGGTGCCGCCGAACTGTTCGACCAGCTCCGCGACGATGGTGCCAGCTTCCTGCGGGCCGACTCCAGTGTCCTCGTCGCCATCCTCGACCGAGATCAGGAGATCGGAGTCCAGATAGCAAGCGGGGCGCAGGCCGCCGTAGCCGAAGTAGGCGATGTACCAGCTCAGCGAGCCATCGAACCAGACGAGGCGGGCGCTATGCTCGTACCCATTGGCGGCGGTGCTGTATGCGGTAGAGAGCCACCACCAGTCGTCGGCGTTAGGGATTACATCGCGGTTGCGCCGGTACTGGTCGACGGTCAGCGAGAAGATGGTGACGGTGCAGGTGCCGTAGTCCTTCAGGCCGTCGTCGGCCGTCAGGTCGAGCTCAGTCTGGAGTAAGGCGTTGGGGCCCTTCACGGCGTCGATCAGGTTGTCGAGGTATGGGCCGTTCATCCACTCTTTGCTGCTGGAGGTTGCGAAGTTGTTGCAGTTGTTCTCGTCAAAGGGCTTGTTCGGGATCAGATCGAGGCTCAAACAGAGGGTGCGGCCGCTGGCTTCGTGCTCCAGCGCGACCCATTTCTCGCCAGCATAAGGGAAGATGGTGCCGCGGGCGGCGGCCTTGAGAGCTTTCTTCATGGTTTTGCTCCTTTCGTTGTCTGCGGCCGGTCGTTCTGGCCGGGCCGCTGGTTTGGTAATGTCTCGCCGGCGCGCAGCCGGCTCTCACAATGCGGGCAGATGTAGCCGCCGCGGGGGATCTGCTGGTATATGCTCACATTCCAGTAAAGCCCGCAGCCGACGCACTTGAACTTCACGAGCTTCCACCCCCTTCCGAAGCCAGCGCAGCGAAGAAGGCCCGCCGGATGCGGTTGCGGTATTTCTTGCGGACGCGGGCCCGCTTCGCGTGGAGGGCGTAGTGGCGCCACTTGGGCGGGGCCCGGCGCAGTATGAAGTCGTCGAGCGTCTCGCTGAAGAAGTCCGCGAGCGTCCTGATGGCCTGAGCGGCCCACTCGATCATGCGGTTGATGGCCTCGATGATGTTGTCAAAGGCGTTGAGGATCCGTTGCACGGCCTCCGGGCTGAGCTTCATGCTGCTGGCGGCCTCTGCGACGCGCTCGACGGCCTCCTCGGTGGCGTTGGGGTAGTGGTCGGCCACGACCTCGACGAGGGCAGCGTGGGCGGCTCTGGCCCGCTGTGCGGCCTCATAGTCGGCGACCGTCATGCTGCCGTCGTAGGCGTAGAGGTTGGGCTCGTCCTCCGGGCCATCGACCAGCCGCTCGCTGAAGGGGAGGCCGGCCTCGGCCGCCTGCTGCCGGGCCGCTTCGATGTCGGCCCGGGCCTGCATGAGGGTGTCATCGTCGGCGAGGGCATTGGTGCCCCGCTCGTAGTGCCAGCGGATGCCGGCGGCGATGTCGTCGATGGTCATGTCGCCGAAGTGGCCGAGGTAGTAGCCGTTCAGGGCCACGGCCCGGGGGTCGAGGCGCAGGGCCTCGAGGGCGTCGTTGATGTCGCCGGTCTCCCACTCGTTGTTGCTGAGGTCGCTCCAGACGGTCAGGGCGTGCCACGAGCGGCCGGTGCGGTAGACGATCAGCCAGCCGATGCCGTTGCGGATCTCGTCGGCATACTCCCGGGCGATCTCTTTCAATGCTGCCATGCTGGTGCCTCCTCTCTGATGATGCGGGCGACCGTGACGAGGTCGTCGATGTCGTGCTTGGTGATGTAGGTGTCGGCCTTGGGGAGCTTGAGGTGCCGCAGCAGCGGCTCGGGCCCGTCCAGCAGGAAGGTGTGGACGGCCACGGCGTTCAGCCGGTAGACCGTCACCTCCACGATGCAGCGGCCGCCGTTGTCCTCCAGCTCGGCCGGGAACGAGGCCCGGCAGAGCAGCGAGGCGTCGAACTTCATGGCGTAGGTCATGATGCAGCACCCTCTCTCTCGGAGAGCCACTTGCCGAAGTCGCGCCGGATCTCTCGCTTGCTGGTGTAGCTGCGCGGGTTGAAGTACCCGCAGGAGAAGATCGTCACCTCGTAGAAGCTGTCGAGCAGCTCGATGGCGGTGGCTGCCGCTTCTGCGATGCTGTTGCACTCGTAGTAGGCGACAAGGATGCTGCCGCCGGGGCCCCCGTGGAGATCTTCGTCCACCTTGCAGCCGAAGCCGGTGCAGATCCCGTTGTAGGTCTTAGTCGTCATGGTTTTGCTCCTTTCGTCTTGGCCCGGACTCGGCCGGGGTGCTTGGCTTGGCTCCCTGAAAACGAAAAACACGGCCGCCGGCGGCGATCAGGAAGCGGCGCGGGTGCGCAGCTTGTCCATCTTCAGCGTCGGGGTCGTGTTCGTCTGTTTCATGGGGGCCATCTCCTTTCTTCGGCCCGGCGGTGCCGGGTGTTCTTGGCTACTGTGCGAGGGTTGCGACCGATTTCTTTCCCCTGCGCTTGAAGCTCTCACGGAGCCGCCTCTCGGCCAGCTCTGCGCTGTACCCCTCGCGCTGGTTGGCGTCCAGCTCGCCGGTCGCGCCGCGCTGGAGCTCCTTGTAGATCGTGGTGTAGTGGACGGAGAGGCGGGCCGCGATGTCGGCGGGCCGGTCTCCGATCAGGTACCACGCCTCGATCTTTTTCCTGTCCTCGAAGGTCAGGTAGCGGTACTTTCCCGTCGTTCTCACCTCCGTCTATGGGGTCGATATAAAAGAAAAAATGCACAGCCGACTCGGTTGAGTCTCTGTGCATTTAATAATAACGGGGGCGGTGCCGTTTGTCAATAGTAAATGCTAAAAAAGTCTAAAAAATTTTTCAGCGACTCAGAATGAGGGCGATCTCCTCCCGGAAAAGCTGCTCGGCGCACAGATAACCGAACATTTTCCGGGGGTAGTTGTTGATCCACGCCTCGGCGGCCTTTACCTCTTGGGGCGAGAGGGTGGCGAGGTCTGTCCCCTTCGGGACGAGTCGCCGGATCAGTCCGTTTTGGTTTTCATTGGTGCCGCGCTCGCTTGGGGTGTACGGGTGGCAGTAGTAGACGGTCGTGCGCTTGCCCTTCCCGCGGCGCTTGCTTTCGATGCCCTCAGCGTCAGCGAACTCGGTGCCGTTGTCGCAGGTGATGGTCACGAAGATCCGGGGGAACAGGGCGCCCAGCTTCCGCTCGATGCCGTTGAGGGCCCGGACGACGCTCTCGCTGGTCTTGTCCCTCATGGGGACGATGATCTCCCGGCGGGTCTTGCGCTCGGTCAGCATGAGCCACGTCCGCTTGAAGCCCTTGCCGCTCTCGAGGCTGTCCATCTCCCAGTGCCCGAAGGTCGTACGCGTGTCGACGATCTCCGGCCGCTTTTCTATGCTCTTGCCGGCCGGCTTGCGGGGGATGCTGCCCTCGGGCCGCTCGGGCTTCCGGCGGCGCTTGCCGTGCTGCGGCAGCATTTCCACGGTGAGATCATCGCCGAAGATCTCGCCCCTGATGTAGTTGTAGGCCGTACTTGCGCAGATGTGCACCCGGAAGGGCCAGCCCATGACCTCGGCCTCTCCGATGGCTGCCTCGGGGCTGTACTTCTCGTCCCGGATCTTGCCGATCAGGTAGTCGGCGAGCTCGTAGTCGTTGCCGATCTTCAGCTCCGGGCCCTTCGCCCGCAGGTTGGCCTCATACCGAGCCTGCGCCCCGTCGGGGTTGTATCGGATCTCGGTCGTGTAGTCGCTGTTCAGGTGTTCATAGGTGCACCGCTTGAGCTCCCGGTAGATGGTGGTGTAATGGACGCCGACCTCCTTGGCGATGTCCACGACCTTCATGCCGGCGCGCCTGAAGGCGTCGATCTGCGTGCGCTGCGTTGGTGTCAGGTGGCTGAAGTGTTTCCCCATGGTGATCCCTCCGTGAAATAGAAAAAAGGGCGGCCGGCTGGCCGCCCTTCGTTGTCATCGCCTGTTGTATGCCGCGATCAGTGCCAGCGTCTCGTCGTCTGTGACGATGTCCTCGAGCCGGCACTCCAGAGCGACGCAGACCTTGAGGAGCGTTTTCAGCTTCGCCCCCGCGATGTCTCGGTCGTCTTGCTCGTAGGTCTGGAGCACTCGGCTGTTGATGTCGGCCTTCTTGGCGAGCTGCGACTGAGACAGGCCGCGATCCTCTCGCAGCGCCTTCAGGCGTTTCCCGGTGGTGATCGTTTCCATGTTGAGCGCCTCCCCTTTTGTTTCGTGTGTCTTTACTATACAACATTTGTTGTATAAAGTCAAGAGGGGAGACAAGAGAAAAGCAGCGCGGCCGCTCTGGCTGCGCTGCTTTCATTCTTTTCCGAGCAGGTAGTAGATGGTCACGCCGAGGGCGTCGGCGAGGTGCTCGAGCTCATAGTCGGCGACAATGCGGTCGCCGGTCTCGATCCTGCTGATGGCCTTCTGCGTGATGTCGAGCCCCGCGATCTGGATCTTGTACGCGAGGCGCTCCTGCGAGATGCCGGCCCGCTCTCTGGCTGCGCGGACGCGCTCGCCTGAGATATTGCACCGGCCTTCTGGCCTGTATATTTTCAAATACGCGCCGCCTCCTTTTCTGCCACTTATGCCAAAGATGGGTAGTGCAAGTTGACAATAACACGCCGCCCGTGATAATATTATCCCAAAGATGACTAAATACTAAAAAACGCAATAGGACAGACGAAAAGGAGGTTTTTTCAATGGGTTTACGTTTCCGGCGCAGTATTAAGATCGCTCCCGGCGTCCGTGTGAACTTGAATAAAAAGAGCGCGAGCGTCACCTTCGGCCCGAAGGGCCTGAAGCACACAGTCAGCACGACCGGGAAAAGCCACACGACCGTCGGAGTGCCCGGCACGGGCCTGTCGTACACGACCAGTGGCGGCCGGCCGGCCAGCGTGCCGGCAGCACAGCGCCCCACCTCACCGAAAAGCAAAGCGGTCGTCCTGCCGTTGTGCATTTTCCTCGGGGTGCTCGGTGTGCACCGCTACTATGTGGGGAAGATTGGCACCGGGGTCATCTGGACGCTGACGGCTGGCTTCTTCGGGATCGGTTGGATCGTGGACATCTTCACGGTCGCCCTCGGCGGCTTCTATGATGTCAACGGCTATGTTGTCCGCTTCCACCCGACTGAGGCCGAGCTGGCCGCTGCTGAGGCGGCGCAGAGCGATGGCGGCGAGGATCCAGCAGAGGACGACGCCACAGAGGAATGAGTGCATAAACAGAAAGAGCCCGCCCGGGATCACTCCCGAGCGGGCTTTTTTGTGTGTTCTGACGGTTTCAGGGCTTCCGGCCGGCACCGATCCGCGCCGCGCCGGTGGCAAACTGCACAATTAGACCTTCTTGGTGTAGTCCAGCGAGATCCAGCCGGCCCCGCTCTTGAGCTTGCCCCACTTGGAGGCCCCGGGCCCGTCGCTCTCGGCGACGATGGTGTAGGTGCCCTTGTCGCGGATAGCCCCGTTGGTGCCGTAGTTGGTGCCGGGGCCCTTGCGGATGTTCAGCACGTCGGTCGTCACCTTCACGAGGTACGAGGTGGCCGTAGAGCTGCTGCTGGTCTTGATGTCTGCCGCGTCCGTCCACCCGTACACGGTGGAGCCTCCGCCGGAGACGGCGATCAGGTGGTAGGGGTGCGCCTTGCCCTTGGCGACGGCCGTGACCTTAGCCTTGCCGGGCTTGCAGCTCGACGCGCTCGTGGCCGTGGCGCTGACGTAGTGCTTGGAGCCGGTGAACTCCACCACGTCGCCGACCTTGATGCCGGCGGCGCTGCCGGTGGTTCCCCCGGTGGAGGGTGTGCTGCTGCCGGAGCCGATCCGGCGGTTGACCTCGGCCGCGATCTCTCCGTGGCGATTGTAGAGCCAGTCGCCCGGGCAGGCTTTCGCAGCGTAGTCCCGGTGCACGGTCATGTTACAGCCGTTCAGGTGGTTCATGCGGTCGTTTTTGTTGGTCGACCAGACGAGCTTCTTGATCCCGTTGCGCTTGCAGATGTCGGTCACGAGATCCAGCAGCGCGTCGTATGCCTTGCTGTTCACCGCATAGGGGTGAGTGGCGTCGCTGGCGACCTCGATGGTGACGGCGCGCTGGTCGTTGGCGTTGGACGATGTGCACCGCGAGCGGTTGCCCTCGTCCACATAGAGGGCGATGCGGCCGTCGTTGCCGATGCCGTAGTTGCTGGACGCCTGCCGGCTGCTCTGAGCGAACAGGGCGCCGCAGCTCTCGACGGAGAGCTGGCCGGCCATACAGTGGATCGTGATGGTGTCGATCTTCTTGGTGCGCTTGCCCGAGTGGTTGGGGCTGAGCTTGGTGTAGGAGATCAGGGCGCTGTTACTCATGGTCGTCGTCCCCCTTCCCGTTGCTGAGCTCGTCGAGGGTCTCCTCGGTCAGCTCCTCGCCCGGCTTCAGGGCGATGCCGTCGATGTCCTTGGTGTTGGTCATGATGTGTTCCTCCTTCTTGCAGAATAAAGGGCGGGCCAGCCGGCCCGCCCTCTGCGTTGATTATTCCAGCGGCAGGTTGCCACCGTTGAGCTGGTTGACTGCTGCCTCGATAGCCGCGTTGATGGCCTCCTCGTCCACGGTGAAGCCCATGGACGCGAGGAACTCGAGGACGTACTTCTTCTTTTCCTCGCCGCGGCCCTGCCCCTTGTAAAGCTGCTCGGCAGCGGCGACGCCGATCTTCACCCACTCGAGCAGCTCCTTGCGCTGCGCGTCGGTGGTCTTGCTCTTGATCCACGGGATCAGGAACACGCTGACGCCTGCGGCGAGCAGCGCGATGACGGCGTTAATGACGGGGGTGATGTCGATCATGTTCATCCTTTTGCCTCCTTGTCTGATGTGGTTGTGGTGGTGTACTCTCCGACGCCGGCCCCGCTGATGGGGTTGCCATCAGCGTCGAGGCCGTGCCGGTTGCGGCTGATCTTCTCGGTGGCTGACTTGGCCGCATAGCTCACGAGGTAGCCGATGCAGGCCGTGAAGATGGTGGTCGTGACATCGCTGGCGGTCTGCTGATCGCGGAAGGCCAGCACATAGGACGCCACGGCCGCGGCAGTTGCGACGAGGACGGCCCACGCCGCCAGTTTCTTCGAGAACTCCCACGGCCTGCGTCGGGCCTTGGCCTCCCGCTTGCGCCGGTATCTTCCCATGGGTGTCACCTCCCTCAGTAGATGGCCTTGATCCCCTGCTCCGTGAGAAAATCCTTCTGCTCGTGTTTGATTTTCCGCGCATATTCGAGGGCCGCCTCCGTCTCTCCGTTGGTGTGGCCGTTTTTCATGGCCGTGGCCGTGGCTTCGCCGAGCGCGATGGCGGCCCCCACGCTGCGGACGAGCAGCACCTCATTTCTTTCTCGGGCAGCGTCGCGGCGGTCGAGCTCCTCGTCTCTCTTTGTGAGCCGCCTCTGGATCATCCAGAAGCACAGGCCGGTGATAGCCGAGGGGATCCCCATGATTGCCACGAGCTGCGCGATGTCCAATTCAATCATCTTGCACCTCTTGAAGTTAGGGGGCCGCGACTTGCGCGGCCCCCTTGGTTTAGGCTTCCTCAGTCGCCTCGTCGTAGAAGCCCATCTCGACGAGGTACTCGTGGACTCGATCCTTCAGGCCGGCGGGGACGGTCTCCTCGCCGATCTTGCCGAGAATGATCTCGCCAGCATACAGTCGTACCAGCATTTCGCGCACCTCCTTTCCACAAACGTGAATTAACACAAACACGACGATCCGGGCGATCATTTCGACGCCACGGCCGCCGCGGTGCCCGCGGTTTTGGCCTCCTCCAGAGCCTTCTCGACGGCAGCGCGCAGGCCCTTCGGCACGCTGTCGATGGTCATGGTGCTGCCTTCCTTCAGCAGCTCTCCGACGTACAGCTCGACGATCTTACTCATAGGTCACGCCCCCTTCTCCGTAGATGACGGCGGCGAGCTCCATGATGCAGCCTTTCAGCAGCTCGATGGTCTCGCCCTGTTCGGCGATGGTCTTGTCCTTCAGCTCCTCGCTGGCCTTTTCCTCGTTCATGGCCGCGATGCTGTCCTCTTTGTGTCTAATCATGCAAAGTTACCTCCCACAGACTGAATATAGCAGGCTCCCTCAGCGGATCCGCGGAGGAGCTTGGCCTTGATCTTCACGCCCCAGCTCGCGGCGGTCTTGGTCTGGTTGGTGAAAAAGTGCTTCTGACTGGTCAGGGCCTTGGTGGTGATGTCCTCCCATGTGGGCTCGGCGTCGTTGCCGTTGTTGCAGATCCAGACCTGAAGGGTGCTGCCGGTCGGGAAGCTGCCCTGAATGTTGACGAGGGCCTTGGTCGGCATATCGTCGGCCGCCATCGCCACGGTCTGCTCGAACTCGACCGAGTGCATGGCCTTGTCGAAGGACAGGGTGCGCACGGTGCTCTCGTTCTTGGCGTCGGTAGCGGTGATGGTCAGGGTGTGGTCGCCGTTCAGCAGCTTGAGCCACTGGTCGGCCGTGATCTCGAGCTCGTTGGTGTCGCCGAGGGTGGCCGTGTAGGTGCGCAGCGTGGTGGTGTCCAGTTTCTCCACGACCGTGACCTGATGGCCGTCGGCGTCGGTGACGGTGTACTCGTAGGAGGGCGGCGTGGTGGTGAAGCTGCCGAGGTCGGTGTCGCTGCCGCTGATGACGGGCGGCCGGTTGTTGGTGACGGTGCGCACGGCGCTGGTGGTGTAGGCGCTCTCGGCCCCGGCGGTGTCGTATGCCTTGACGCGGTACTGCACGCTCGTCCATCCGTAGGTGATGGAGTCCGTGTAGCTCCGGGAGCTGCCGCTGTAAATCTGCGCCCATGTGCCGTCGTCCACCTTGCGCTCCAGCTTGTAGCCGGCGAGGTTGCCGTCGGGATCGGTCGACTGTCCCCACGAGATGCTCAGGTTTTCGCCGCCGATGACCTCGCTCGGGACAGTGATGGTGCCGGGGGCCGTGGGCGGCTGGTTGTAGACGATTGTGTAGCAGCCGTCCGAGTCGGTGGTATCGGAGACCAAGAGATCGGATGACAGATTACAAGCGGGGCGCAGGCCGTAGTAGCCGAAGTAGGCGTTGTTCCAGCTCAGCGTGCCATCGCGCCAGACGTAGCGGGCGATGCTGGCCGACCCGGCATAGGCGTCCCGCAGCCAGTAGTACCACGCCTGATTGGCGTCGACATCATAGTTGGAGTTGGCAGCGGCCGAGGCCGAGACGGTAGCGATGCGGCTGGAGTTGTCGCTGAAGATCGCCAGCTTGCTGCCGCACACATGGTCGCCCGAGAGGTTGACCTCGGTGCAGGACAGGGGGAAAACCTTGTCCACGCAGGTCTCCGTCCCGCCGCCGTCAGTGGAACTCTTGCCGACGGTGATGGTGGTGGCGAGCAGGGCGGCCCGCTCGTTGGCCGTGAAGCCGTTGAGGAAGCCGGCGATGGTGTTGTAGGCGTTGTAGCCGCTCCAGACGTGGGGCGAGTCGGGGGCCTGATCCGCCGAGTGCTGCGCGGTGTACCACCGGCCCGCGGCTGCGTCGCTGTTGAGCCACTGGCGCAGGTTGGAGTAGATGTAGCGGTTATTGCCGTAGTTTCGGCGGTCGCTGTTGCCGTTGGCCGGCTCCATCGCGTCGAAGCACAGCAGCTTGATGATCTGGTTGGTCACGAGGGTGACGCTGTTGGCGGGGTAGCCGGCGTGGTTTTTGTCGGCCTTGATCCAGATGATCGGCGCGCCGTAGAGGCTGCCGAACTTGATTTTTGCCTTGTTGGCAAGGCTTCCGAGGGTTTGAGGCATGAGTCTTGTCTCCTTTCGGTAGGTTTTAGCTCCGGGAAGTATGCGAAGAAATAGGCGTCCATGTTCTGCCGCAGGTGGTAGGTGTTGCCGTGCGAGATGTGGCCCGTCCAGCTTGCGTAGGATTGGCCCACGCTCTCGAGCGTCATCTTGCCCCTGTCCACGAGGCCGCGGAACTTGCGGATCTTCCGCTTCATGTTGTCGATGCTCTTGGCCCTCACCTTTCTGACCACCTTGCCGGTGCTCGTGAGGTAGGTGTGGAAGCCGAGGAAGTCGATGCCATTCTTGAGCGGGAAGATCTGCGTCTTGCCGTTCAGGCGCAGGCCCAGCGGCTTGATGTGCGCCTCGATCTTCTTGAGGATCTCCCGGAGCAGCAGCTTGTCGCTGCTGATGATGTAGAAGTCGTCCATGTAACGGCCATAGACGAGGCCGAGGTCATCCCGCAGCCAGTGGTCGAAGTCGTCCAGATAGAGCAGGGCGAGCAGTTGGCTCGACTGGTTGCCGATGGGGATCCCGGGGTCTGGCGTGCTGTCGATGACGATCCAGAGCAGCCACTCGACGAAGTCGATCAGCTCCTCGTCAGACAGGAAGGCCAGAGCCTTGCGGGCCTTCTCGAAGCAGACGACGTGCAGCAGGGTGTAAAAGAACTTGGAAAAGTCACCTTTCAGCACCCAGCCCTCGGCGTAGTCCCACTCCTCCATCGGCCGGTATGGCAGGCCGGCGGCCCGCCGGGCCTCCTCGTCTGCTGCCTTCCGGCTGAAAAAGTAGTGGCGCATGGCGTCGGCCAGACGGTCGAGGCCGTCGTGGGTGCCTTTGCCGATTTGTCCGGCATAGTTATCCCGGATGAAGCGCCGGGAGAACACGGGCTCGAGGACGTTGTCGCAGAGCGAGTGCTGGACGACTTTGCCCTCGAAGTCTATGGCAAGGACGAGCCGCTCCTTGGGCTCGTACACCTTGAAGGGATAGTAGGGCCCGAAGGTGTACTCCCGCCGCTGGAGGCGGTCAGAGAGGTCGGCCGTGCGCTCGATGGCCTCCATGCGGTAGCGCATGGCCGTGGGGTTGTCCCGCTTCCCGCAGCGGGTCTTGCGGTATGCTTTGTATAGCGAGTTGAAGCTGTTGACGATATTCTCCATGTGAAAAAATCCCTGCCGTCGGCAGCTCCGGCCACGCTTTGCGTGCGCCGCCGGGAGCATCGGCAGTCCTGTGTTTACCCATGGCCGGGCCGGTCATACGGCGCCGGGTGCGGGAGGGATACGCCTTCCTTGGATGATGGTGCACAGTGTTCGCCGGCCGTCTCCGGCCGGTTAATAAGTCGGGCTATCCATCGAAGCGGGGCGCAGGCCGTTGTTGCCGTTGTAGGCGTTGTTCCTGTTCAGCGTGCCATCGTTCCTGACGTTGCGGGCGTTGTTGGCCGACCCGGCACGAAAAAACAAGGCGTACCCCACGGGCTGCCTATTGATGACGCGCCTGCGCGTCCATCTTGGCGGCCCTTTCTTTATCGGATTTGTACCATTTAGCGGTCTGATTTTTGACGCCGGCCGCCATCCGCGACCAGTGTGCAAAGGCGTCGTCGCCGAGCCCGCTGAGGATCTCGTGGGCGAGCTCGATGTGGTGGATCAGCTTCCGGCAGTTGCGCAGAGCTGAGCGTTGCGCCCGGTATCGCAGCTCCCGCTCCTGCGGGTCGGTCAGGAGCAGGTCGTTGGCTTCCATCAGGTCGGCGACGAGGTCGCTGGCCTCGTTCATCATCCGTTGCGCCAGCCCGAGCCGTTCCTTCTTGGGGAAGATGTTCGGGTTGCGCGTCTTGATGTAGGTGTGCTTCTCGAGCTCCTTGGCGTCGCTGATGACCTGCATCTCCGGGAGCTTTTCACGGCCGAAGGGCGGGCGGCCTACATTGGCCCGCTCGTATGGCCGCGAGTGTCCGTTGCTTGCCGTAGTACCTCACCTCCTCCCCTTTGATGGTGATCCTCGCGCCGGTGCCGTCGTAGGCGGTGCCCTGAATGACGATCACGCCGTCCTCACGCTTGCAGCATGAGCAGGGCGGCGCCAGCTCGACAAACAGGTGCGCGATGATGCAGGACGCCTCTGCGGGCGGGATCGGCGTGTAGCCGTAGCCGTCCATGGCTTAGCACTCGAGGCGCTGAAGCGTAGCGTTCCAGACGCCAGAGGTGAGGGTGATGCCGTCCAGATTGGCAAAGGTGATCTGGAAGGGGTTGGTCGTGATGTCGCCGAACACAGCGTCCCACAGGGTCGTGATCTTGCTGGTGTTCTGCTGGACGACGTTGCTCAGGTCGACCACGGCGGCCGCGGCCTGCTCTGCGATCCCGACGGCCTGCTGCGCGAGGAGGATGGCCTGATTGGCCGCGGCCTGCGCCGCGAGGGCGATGGCCTTGTAGTTTTCGTAGTCCTCCTTGGTGGCGTAGGCGTCCGCGGGGATGTAGGCGGTCACGTTGGTGGCCGTGCCGATGGCGGTGACGATGTCGATGGTTTTCTCGACGATGGTGGCGCCGCCGGTCGGCGGGATCCACTCGGCGAGGTCGCCGCAGTTGCCGTAGCAGTACAGCACCTCGCCTACGTCCTCGTCGGGATCGTCCGCATAGAGGCCGAGCTCGCGGTAGTAAAAGCCGTCGTTGGTCTGGTCGTTGGTGAACACGCCGCCCACGGTGACGGTGCCGTCGCCGTTCACGACGCATTTGGTGATGTCGATGGTCGCCTTCGGGCTGACCACGCCGGTGAGGGAGCGGGGCGTCTGGCCCTCCTCGAGGTAGCCGTCGCCGAGGACGATCTTGGTGTAGTTGATCTGCTGGCCCGCCACGCCCTTCGCCAGAACGAGAAGGCCCGCGGCGGTGATGTCGTTGTTGATAAATGCGGCCATGTCTTTCTCCTTTCCTTAGTCTGAAGCGAGGACGCTGGTGCCGATGGTGACGGTCTCCCGGTTGTTGTCGTGGACGACGGCCCCGTGGTAGAGGTGGATCTCGTCCGTCCCCATGACGTGCCGCTCCTCGCCGTGCTCTCGCACGGCCATCCCGGCATAAAGGAACATCTCGCCGGTCAGGCAGATCAGGATCGCGTCGAGCCATGCGCTGCGCCGCTTCACGGTGCGCAGCAGCGAGAGGAACAGGTCGAGGTTTTCGTTGACGAGTCCCGGGTTGTCGCTCAGCACTTTGAAGTGGTAGGGCTTGCCGCCGTACTGATACCACTCCCTGACCTCGCCGGTGCCGAAGTAGTCGGCGATGATCTGCGCCACGGCGTAGGGGGTGCCGAGCTTGGCATAGACGCGGTCGCTGTTGCGGATGACGGCCCGCTTGGTCTCGATGGGTGCGGTGCTGTCATACCACTGGATGTTCAGCTCCCACGCCATCTCGTCCAGCTCGGCCTCGCTGAGCTGGTCGATCTTGTCCCACCTGCTCAGCAGCTTCAGACGGGCGAAGGCGTCCCGGGATAGGGTGTCGCAGCCGGCGGCCAGCCCGCGGTCGGCGCCGTCCTGCGCCATCCACGAGGGCAGGAGCTTGATCATCTCGACTTCGCTGAGTCGCATTTAGACCACCTCGCTCTCTGTCTTATGGCTGACAGTCAGGTGCCCGCTGAACTTGGCGACCTGTGTGTCGCTGACGGGTGTGTAGACCGGCTTGGTCACGTCCACGCGGAAGGCGCCGGTCAGGTTTTCGCCCCACGACGGGCAGAGGATCCGCTTGCGGAGCTGGTCGGGGTTGATGTCCCGGCCCAGCGCGCCCACCTGCCACTCGTTGTAGCGGTCGATGGCGCCGCCGGTGCCTTCCACATTGGCGACGACCTCGGCCTCTGTCTCGGGGGTGGTGTAGTAGACGATCTCGATGTCGTAGGTGATGACCTCGGGCGCCACGGCCTTGACCACGTCGGTGAGCGGCCGGATGTCCGAGGCGTTGCACGCCTCCAGCACCTTCTCGAGGATGCTCTCGTCGGGGACGGCGCCGCCTTCCAGCAGGGGGACGATCTTGACGCAGCCCTCGAGGGTGCGGGTGATGGTGATGTCGAGGCTCGTGGCGTCCGCGAGGGCGCCCTTGAGCTCGATGGTCAGCAGGTCGTCGGTGTAGTCCACAGTGTAGTCGGTGTCCTCCACGCCGGCCGTGCTCTCCCCGTGCTCCTTGACGATCAGGGTGTCCGGCAGCAGCCGGCCGCCGCCGATGAAGGCGTGGCCGTCGTAGACCGCGAGGGTGCGGCTGATGGTTTCCGTCTCGCTGACGGCCCGGGCGTCGATGATGGAGCTGTCGGCCGTCATGGCCCAGTAGATGTAAGCCTGTTCCGGCCCGGCCGTAGACCGGGACGCCGGCGCCAGTCGGATGCGCTCGCGCAGCCGGTTGTCGCCTTCCTCGGTGTAGGGCTCGCCGTCGTCGCCGCCGGCCGTCGCCGTGATGTTGGTGACGCTCTCGATGTAGGGGATCAGGTCGACGAGGGTGGTGATGGTGCCCGGGGCGTACCCGTTGTACTCGGTGCCGTTGCTGACGGCCGAGGTCGGGATCTCCACGGAGTAGGCGCCGGCCTGAAGGACGGCGATCTCGTCGGTGGCAAAGTAGTGGTCGCTGTCCGGCGTCACCTTCGTCCACTTCGGGATGATGATGTTGTTGGGCTGCGGCGTGCTCACGGAGAAGCGCATGGTCGTCTTTGCCGGGGATCCTTCCAGCCGGTGGACATCCAGCCGCTCGCCGATGGCGTCCAGCACCTCGCCCCGCGCATAGCGGAGAAGGGTCTGCCGCCCGGTGTCGTCGAGGCTGTTGTAGAGGGCGACGAACACGGCCACGAGCCCCTCGCCGAAGATCCGGCGCTCGTCGCCGGGGTACAGAGGCTCGCCGGCGCCCTTTTCGAGCGCAGCGATCAGGGTGTTGTAGATGGTCGTCGCGTCGGTGGTGGTGAGGTGGATGTCGTCGCCGTAGGTGTTGGTCTCGTCGCTCATGCTGTTCACCTCCTTCAGAGTGTGTTGTTGTCAATGCTGGCCCGCAGCTCGAAGTCGCCGGTCTGCGCGACCAGAGCGACCAGATCGGACGAGCTCAGGCGCACGCGGGGCTCGTAGGTTTCCACGACGAACTCCACGTCGGCGGCCAGATCGTTGGCGGCCGTCCCGCTCGGCTTGTCGATCAGGGTGCGGTCGATCCCCTTGATGCGCTCGTATGGCACCTCGCCGCGGATGGTCTTTAGGAGGTTTTGCACGCAGGTCTCGGGCGCTGCGTTGCCGCTTGCTTTCATGGGATCACCTCGCTTTAGGTCAGTTGGGTGTTGTTGGGTTTCTTTGCAGCTTTGTCGCTGCTGGATGCGCCGACGGTGATGGCGCTCAGGCGCGGGCCGACGCCGGTGGAGACTCCGGCCGGGGACGAGCTGCCCCCGTTGGAGCTGCCGGCGGTCGCCTTCTTGCTGCTGGCCTCCTCGGCGAACTCCGTCAGGTTGATGGTGATCTTGCCCTTGAGGATCCGGCCGAAGTTGTCGACCGTCGTGTCGCCGAGGCTCACGCCAGTGAGCTGAAGGTTGGCCGGGCCGAAGCGCGTGCCGCCGAGGTAGAAGGGGGCGTACTGGCCCACCAGTGCCGTCCACGACTCGTACTCGCCGCGGACATCGCAGCCCACGGCGACGCCGAGATCGAAGTCGAAGCTCATGCTCTGGAGCTTGAGCGCCTTGGTCTTGGTGGCCGGGGATCCCGCCTTGTCGTCGCTGTTCTCGGTGTCCAGCTCCACGCTGGCCGAGACGCCATTCAGGGCGGCGATCCGCTCGGGGGAGACGCCCCATGTCTTGCCGTTCCACGATGCCATGACGGACATGATGCTCGGCCTCCTTTCTTAGTGCGGGCCGGTTGTCTCTCCGTGCGGTGCGGTGTGGGTGTGGCTGTTCAGGCTGATGCCGCTGGCCGTGACATCGGCCGACGGTACGCTGACGCCCTTGTCCTGCACGGTGAGCGCGCCCTTCTTGATGGTGATGTCGCCGGGGACGATGCCGGGCCACTCCCCGTCCATGCGGGAGAGGATCAGGCCGGTGCCGTCCTCGAACATAGCGTAGGCGACTTCGACGCCGGGGCTCAGGTTTCCCATGTCCCCGCGCAGATACCACGGGATCGTCAGCGGCCTCGTGACGAGGCTGTCGGCGGTGCTCGGGAGCACCCGGGCCGTGGTCTTGTCGCCGTTTCTGTCGGGCTCGCCCTCGATGCTCGAGATCTTGCCCTTTTGGATCATTTGGGTGTTGCTGTTTGGCATGGTCAATATCCCTCCAGAGGCTTGCGCAGATAGAGCTTGCTCCGGGTCTTGACGTAGTCGTGCCGGATCCGGCTCACGAAGGCCGTGCCGTCCCACGAGGCGACGCCCTCGGTGGAGAGCGTCACCACGGAGCCCGCTGCATACTCGCGCAGCAGCGTCCCCGTCCAGAGCGTTGCGACGGTCGCCTCTTTGTTGGCGTCCCGGAGCAGGCCCTTAGCGAAGCGGTCGGCCTCTGCTTGGTCGGTCATGCGGAAGGGGAGGATTTTGCGCAGCACCTTGTCGCCCCCGGCCGGCGCCGAGAAGGTGCCGGTCAGGCCGCCGTTGACGGCCTCGGCCGAGCCGTAGGCGTAGGCGCCCTCGTCCCGGTACTCGAAGTCGTTGGCCGGCGTGATGGTGATGGTGTCGACGGGCTGCTGGCCCTCCATGTATGCCTCGTCGTAGACGACCAGCTTGCCGTCATAGACTAAAAAAGCCGCGCCCTCGAGGGTGCAGCGTGCCTGAAGAAAAGCGAAGTCGGGGAGGTTGTTCTGCTCGACGTAGTCGTAGGTCTGGTCGGTGATGCCGTAGGTCTCGACCGTGAGGCCGTGCCGGCCGGCGATCTCTTGGATCAGTTGCAGGAACTTGACCTTTTCCCACGACTTGCTCCTCTTGTCCTTGGTGGATTGCGGGGCCGAGTAGGCCCGCAGGGTTATGAGGCCGGACTCAGGGACGACGCTCTCGACGAACATCTTGCCCGTCTTGGCGGCGCCGTCCTCGACGGCGATGGTGTCGCCCTTCTTGGGGCTCCACCTGTCCCACAGCTCCCGGGTGTCGTTGAGCTTGAGCAGCAGCTCGTCGCTCTGCTTGTCTGCGTACATATCGTGGTAGCAGCGGTGGACGCTGATCTCGGGGTAGATGTCCGTCCCCTCGTAGATGATTTTCACGGGGCAGGCTCACCTCCTCCACGGCGGCAGGGTGTCGGGCGTTTCCACAGTCTCGACGATGGGGATCCGCACGGCCTCGCCGCCCTCGAAGATCAGCACGTCGCAGAGGTCGCGGTTGGCGTCGATGATGGTGCTCGCCATCCGTTCCTCGTTATAGGCTGCCAGCGCGATGCTGTCGAAGGTGTCGCCGCCCTGCGCGGTGTAATCAATATAGCCGACTATCCGCTGTGACATAGGCGCCGCCCTCCCTTCTTGCGAGTGCTTCGAGGATGAAGTCGATGAACTCCGGCTCCAGATCCCGCAGCTTTCGGATCAGGGCGTCCTCGTCGGTGTTGCCGTCGACCTTGATCGTGGGGCTGAAGGACAGGCCGCTCAGGTCGTAGACCACGGACGTGCCCGAGCCGGAGCTGATGGGCTCATAGCTGCCCTCGTCCATAGCGCCGAGCATTTCGCCGGCGCGGGCCCAGTAGGACAGGTTTTGCGCCCTATATGCAGGGTTGAAGCTGATGACGGCCTCGGTCGGGTAGCGCGGATCCTCGCCCGCGATGGACGGGCCGCTCGTGAAGCCGCCGGTTGCGAAGCCGGAAGCCCCGCCGCCCCCGCCGCCGCCGAACAGGCCGGCGATGCTGTTGATGACGCCCGCGCCGAAGCTCACGATTTTGCCGATGACGCTGGCGATGGTGCCGAGCACCGACGCGATGGGCTGAAGCAGCCCCAGCAGGGGGCTCAGGATCGGCATGATGGCATTGAGCAGCGACATCAGGGGCGGCAGCAGCGCCTCGACGATCTGCATGAGAGGGGGCACGAGGGGCATGATGACGCTGTTGACGATCTGAAGCGCGACCTCGAGCAGCGGGGTGATGACAGGCAGCAGGGCCGAGATCAGGCTGGTCAGGACGGGCAGGATCGTCGAGATGATCTGCGTCAGCATTGGCAGGATCGAGGTCAGGATGCTCACGATGGGCGGGAGGATGGCCTGCACGATCTGCATCAGCGGCGGGAGTAACTGCTGCGCCAGCTCGAGGAGCGGCGGCAGGAAGGCCGAGATCAGCTGCGAGAGCAGCGGAAGCAGCCCAGCGGCCAGTTGCGAGACCATGGGGAGCACGGTCTGGAGGGCCTGCCCCATTCCCATGAGGAACTGCTGCACAAACGGCATACAAGCGTTGAGCGTTTCCGTGATGACGGGGGCGATGGCCTCGAAGGTCTCCCGCAGGATCGGCGCCAGAGCCGTCAGGGTGTTGGCGATCATGGACGCCATCGGCAGCAGCGAGACCTCGGCCGACCTCTTGATCGCCTCGAAGGCGCTGCCGAGGTCGTTGTACTTCACGTCGTTGATCTGCTGGAGAGCGGCCGCGCCGTCGTAGGCTGCGGTCTCGATGCTCGCCAGTACCGGCAGCACGCCGGCCTCCAGATCCTCGAACTGTGTGCCGAACAGGGCCACGCCGGCCGCGTTGCGGGCGAGGGGGTCGTCCATGCTGTTGAGGGCCTCGACGGTGTCGAAGAACGCGGCCTCTGCGGTGTCTCCACCTGCGGCGAAGGCTGCGAACATTTTGTCGGCGTTGAGGCCGAGGCTCTCGAAGGCTTCCCGGCTCGTGTCGCTGCCGTCCTTCGCTCTGATGTTGAACTCCTTGACGGCGTCGCCGACCTTGTCGATGGAGAACAGGCCGGCGTCAGCGCCCTCCACGAGGGTGCCGATGAACTGGTCGGCGCTGAGGCCGAGGGCCGCAAACTGCGGGCTGTACTCGTTCAGGGTGTCCAGCAGGTCGCCGTTTTTGTCTGCGCCGTTCTGCGCGCCCACGGCGATCAAGCCGTAGGCTTCCTCGGCGTCGATGCCGAAGTTTTTCATCAGGGCCGACGCTGCCCGGGCGCTCTCGCTGACATCGTAGTCAAACACGTCCCGCAGGTTGAAGCCGGCGGCGGTTGCCCGCTCCAGAGCTTCGCCAGTCAGGTCGCTGGCCTGCTGCGTTGCAGCCAGACCGTCAGCCACGTCGGCGAAGTCATCGCCGAGCCCTTGGGCGTAGATGTTCTTGACGCTTTCGCCGAGCGCGTCCAGCTCGTCGCCGGTCGCCCCGGTTGCCGCCGAGAGCTGATTGATGGCCGTGTTGTACTCGTTGCCGAGGTCGGCCAGATACTTCCCGGCCTCCACGACCGCCTTGCCTGTTGCGACTGCGATGCCGCCCACAGCACCGCCGACGGCCACGGCCTTCCAGTTGACGTTTTCCAGCTTGCCGGTGACATCGTCCAGCGCCTTGCCGAGTGACGGGTCAATGGTGCCGGCGAGACTCACGACGGCTTGCAGCATTTTATTTTTGGCCACTGGCGTCACCTCCTCCTATGCGGCCGGATGTGGGGGATCCTCGGCTTCGGGATCTTGGCCCGCTGCTTTTTCGCCTCCTCGGCCGCTTCGTAGTATTCGAGCAGGAAGTCGGTCAGGCGTTCCCGTCGGAGCTCTCCGACTGAGATGTGGAAGGCTCGGGAGTAGTCTCGGACGAGCTCTCCGAGTCGTTTTGCTCGGAGGGTGCCCCCGACCTCGTTGTGGTAAAATTTCGGCCGATCCTCACCAGCTCCATGACATCGGGCCCACTGATGCGCTCGAGGTCGGCGATGTCGATGTCGGGGTTGACGGCGGTGATCGCCATCATAGCGAGGTAGAGGTGCATGGAGTAGTCGAGCTCGGTGGCGCCGGCGCTGCCGCCGGCCTTGTGGGTGGTGGCGCGCAGCTTCAGCGCCTCGGCCTCGGCGAACATTCCCACGGTGATCGCGCCGGTGTCATAGGTCAGGGTCTTGACCTTCTTGCCGTTGATGGTGATGGGGTTGCTGAGTGTCAGCTTTTCCATGGTCGTTGTCTCCTTTCGTTGATAAAAAGAGGGACGCCGCCCACCTCGGGCGGCGCCCATCTGTTGTTACAGCACGCTGCGCAGGTCTTTGACGTAGTCCACGCCGCCGATGCGCATGATGGTGTTGAGCTGGTCGATCAGGCAGAACTCCTCGCCGGCGACGAAAACCTGATAGCGGCTCACGGCCAGCGTGACCTCGTTCTCCGAAGGGTTGCCCGGATCCACGGACAGGCCCGGGATCAGCTTCGGGACGCAGCGCATGAACGCCTTGCAGCCTTCGGTCTTGGTGGAGCCGTCGGCGTACTTGACATCCTGC